ACAAAATATAAAAAATATAATTAGACAAGAATACGTTCGTTGTTCTCAAGATCCAATACATTTCATGAAGAAATATTGTATGGTTCAACATCCAACAAGGGGACGTATTAGTTTTAATTTATATCCTTTCCAAGAAAAAGTATTAAAATTATGGTTAAAACATGATTATAGTATTATTAATAAATCTCGCCAATTAGGTATATCTACTCTAGCTGCTGGTTTTTCATTATGGACTATGATATTCCATAAAGATAAAACAATTTTATGTATTGCAACCAAACAAACTACAGCCGTAAATATGGTTGATAAAGTACAATTTATGTACCAACAATTACCAAGTTGGTTGAAAGGCAAAGATAAACCCACATCTGATAATAAATTATCATTAAAATTAACTAATGGATCCCAAATTATAGCTTCATCAGCTACTGGAGATGCTGGTCGTTCATATGCTGTATCTTTATTATTAATAGATGAAGCTGCCTTTATTGAAGGTATTGATAGGATATATACTAGTATTAAACCTACAATTTCAACTGGTGGTGGATGTATTGCTTTATCATCACCTAATGGTGTTGGTAATTGGTTTCATAAAACATGGGTCTCATCTTTGAATTCAGAAAATGATTTTATCCCTATTAAATTACCATGGAATGTACATCCAGAACGTGATGATGTTTGGTTTGAACGTGAAAAACAAAATATGGGACCTAAAGAAATCGCTCAAGAATATGAGTGTGACTTCTTAGCATCCGGTAATAATGTTATTACTAATGATATTATTGAATTTTATGAAAAAACATATGTAATAGATCCGGTTGAACGACGAGGTATGGGTGGTGATTATTGGATTTTTGAATATGCTAATCCAACAGAAACTTATGTAGTTTGTGCTGACGTTGCTCGTGGTGATGGAGGTGATTATTCAACATTCCATGTTATAGCTACTAAAGAATATAGACAAGTAGCTGAATTTAAATCTAAAATAGGTACTCGTGAATTTGCTCGTTTATTAATTACAGCCGCAGCTGAATATAATAATGCTTTACTTGTAATAGAAAATGCAAATATTGGTTGGGATGTAATTAATACAGTTATTGAAAATGGATACCCTAACTTATATTATTCTCCAAAAGGAACTGATATGTCTATTGATAGTTTTGTTTCTAGAATGGATAGTAATCAAACAGTTCCAGGTATCACTAATTCAACCCGAACTCGACCATTATTTATTTCTAAATTAGAAACAGCATTACGTGAACGTCAATTTGTTCTTCAATCAAAACGTATTATTGAAGAATTAAGAACATTTATATGGGATGGTGGTAAAGCACAAGCTCAAAATGGGTATAATGATGACTTAACAATGGCTTTATCTTTTGGATTATATGTTAGAGATACAGCTCTTATATATCATCAGAATGGTATGGATATTACTAAAGCAACCTTAAATTCATTTTCTATTTCTCAACCTAATACTATTGGACTATCACAAGATTTAGCTTCTAATTCATGGAAAATGCTAGATGCGCATGGGAATAACTATGATTTGAGTTGGTTATTATAGGTTCTTAATTATATTTAATATTTATAATATATAATATATGCCGAATATCATAATATGAGTATAGATACAAGTCTTTTTGGACGATTAAAAAGGTTATTTTCAACAGATGTAATAATCAGAAATATAGGGGGTGATCAACTAAGAACTATCGATGTTGATCGTTTACAAACCTATGGTAATATTCAAACCAATTCATTAATTGATAGGTTTAATAGAATACATGCCGGTAATTCAAAGTTAGCTTATACGCCCTTAATGAATTACCAAACACTTCGTACTTCATTATATACTGATTACGAAGCTATGGATACAGATGCTATTATTGCATCTGCTTTAGATATTATAGCTGATGAAGCTACGTTGAAAAACGAGCAAGGAGAAGTACTACATATTAAATCGTCAAACGCTAAATTACAGCGTGTATTATACAATTTATTCTATGAAGTATTAAATATAGAATTTAATTTATGGTCATGGATTAGAACAATGTGTAAATATGGTGATTTTTATTTACATTTGGATATAGCTGAAAAATATGGTGTTTACAATGTAATGCCTTTTTCAGTATATGATGTTCAAAGAGAGGAAGGTAGTAACCCTGCTAATCCCTCTTATGTTCGATTCAAAATTAATATGAATCAAGCTTACGGTTATGCTACAAATACAAATCGTGATGATTATTTTGAGAATTATGAAATTGCTCATTTCAGACTAATATCAGATCCATCATATTTGCCTTACGGTCGTTCATATCTGGAACCCGGTCGTAAAATATTCAAGCAATTAAATTTAATGGAAGATGCGATGTTAATTCATCGTATTATGCGTGCTCCTGAAAAACGTATTTTTTATACTAATATAGGAAATATTGCTCCAAATGAAGTAGATTCATATATGGAGAAAATGAAGCAACGTATTAAAAAAGTACCATATGTTGATCCAACAACTGGAGAATACAATTTAAAATATAATATGATGAATCTAACGGAAGATTTTTTTATTCCGCTTAGAGGAAATGACAGTACTACTAAAATAGATACATTAAAGGGTTTAGAATACACAGCAATAGAAGATGTAACTTATTTACGTGATAAATTATTTGCTGCTCTACGTGTTCCTAAAGCCTTTATGGGATACGAGAAAGATTTAACAGGTAAGGCTACACTTGCTGCTGAAGATATTCGTTTTGCCCGTACAGTAGAACGTATTCAAAGAATTATTGTATCTGAATTAACTAAAATAGCTTTAGTTCATTTATACACTCAGGGATTTGATAATGCTGAATTAACAAATTTTGAATTATCATTAACAACTCCATCAATTATATATGAACAAGAAAAAATTGCTCTACTAAAAGAGAAAGTTGAATTATCTAATAATATTATATCTAATAATTTATTACCATCTGATTATATATATCATAATATATTCCAATTCTCAGAAGATGAATATGCACAATATCGTAATCAAATTATTGAAGATAAAAAACGTTCATTTAGAATAACCCAAATTGAAAGTGAAGGTAATGATCCTACAGAATCAGGAATATCATTTGGTACACCACATGATTTAGCTTCATTATATGGTAAAGGACGTTATGGTCAAGGTGAGGTACCTGTAGGATATGATGAAAAAGAATTAGGTCGCCCCCAAGAAAAAGTATCAAATTATGGTACTCAAGACCATGCTTTAGGTAAAGACCCAATTGGTTCTAAAGATATGACCGAACCTCTAAAATCATCAGCTGGTACTGGAGCTACATGGACTCTAGAAAATAATACGGCTTCTATTGAATGGTTAAAAAATAAATCTATGTTAAATGAAATTAAATTTAAAAAGGTAAATGCAATGGCTGAACCTTCTGTTTTAGATGAATCAAATATTAAAGATATATAAATTAATTAATATTTATAACAGAATAATAATAAGACATGCTTAAATTAAAGAATTCCAAATATAAAAATACAGGTATTTTATTTGAACTTCTAATCCGCCAAATATCTAGTGATATTTTATCTAATAAAGATTCACATGCTGTTTCATTAGTAAAAAAATATTTCTCAAAAACGGAATTAGCTAAAGAACATAAATTATACCAAACTCTAATTAATATAAATTCATTATCTGAAACAAAAGCAGAGTCATTGATTGAAACTATTTCACGTTTATCTGAAAGATTAAACAAATCAATACTAAGAAATGAAAAATATAATTTAATTAAAGAAATTAAAGATAATTACGATTTAGAGAATTTCTTTAAAGCTAAAATTCAAAATTATAAAGTAAATGCGGCTGTATTTAATTTATTAGAAGCTCACAATTCATCTGATTTTATCCATCCTAAAGTAATAATTGATAATAAAGTTACTTTATTGGAATTTTTAACACAAAAACCAATAGATAAAAATCAAGTTAAAGATAAAATATTAGAAGAGTATTCTAAACAAGATAAAGGTACTCGTATTCTGATATATAAGCTTATGATTGATAAATTCAATAATAAGTACTCTAATTTATTACCTGAACAAAAAGCATTATTAAAAGAGTTTATTAATAATGTTTCTAATACTGTAACATTAAAAGAATATGTTAATTCTCAAATTCAAAATATTAAATTAGAATTAGAGGTATTAGTAAAAAATATAACTGATAAGAAAACTCAAATTAAAATACAAGAAGTAAATTCAATTTTAAATTTGATACCTAAATCATCATCGGTTAATGATGATGATGTATTAAATCTAATGAATTACTATGAATTATTACATGAACTAAGAATATCATAATGAATAATTTACGTGAACTGATTCGTCAAGCAATTGCTGAAATAATTGAAGAAGAAAATGTGACATCTGGTGGTGAAGCATATATGACTAAATTTGCATTTTCCAAAGGTGGTAAAAACAGAGCTACTAAATATGCTGAAAAATTAGGTATGAAAATAGTAAAAGAATCCCAAGAACCAATAAATGAAGCTTCTTATCGTTCTTTTAATAAATCGGTTTCTGAAGTATCACCTAAGCGTAAAGTATCAAATGCTATAAGAAGTATTAATAAACGTTTAAATGAGATTGATCAACTAACCGAATTCACTTTAAAAATCCAACAAGAACATGGTTTAACTAATGAAACTCAATTAAGTAATTCAATTAAAGGGCTAGAAGCTATAACTAAAAAATTAGCAGGAATATATAAAAAAATTAAAATTTTAAAACAATAATGGGAACTACATCAGATCAATATAAATTAGTAATAGAAGGTAAATTAAGTGAATCTCTATTTTTACGTAATACACGTTTAGCTTTTCCTCAATTCATTACTAACGTTAATTCATATAAAGATACAATTAAAATCCTTAAAAATAAGGGAATTATAAGTGAAGTTAAAGATGAAAAAATGAATGAATATAATCCTCAACAATATAATTTGGGGATGAGATATGAATTAAGTAAAGGAACAGATGAATTAAAAGCAGATAAAATTATAAAGAAAAATCTAGCATCAAATAGTGCATATTATACTAATTTGCATTTAGCTGGTTATAATGAAGAAGCAATGAAAAAAGATAATAAAAAACGTACTGATTTACCTATTGAAGTTAAAAAAGATAATTTTATAGATAAAGCAAACGGTATTAAAACAGTTAAAGTAGATAAACTAACCGAAGATGAATTAAAAATATTAATTGGTAGGATATTAAATGAATCTTTAGAAGAAGCATCAACATCTGAAATTCCAATAGATGGTTTAACATATGAAAAAGCCACAAAGATAGCAGGTTCAAGTAAATTTTGAGAATCCACAACAGAGATTGTCATGAACTGCTTCTGTGGATACCAACCAACTTCAGCAACTGCATATCTAGA